GCATGAGCTACAAGAGCTGTAACTAGTTGTTCCCTCATTGGTCTAATCATTTTTCATCCTCTTTGTTGAATTTCCTTTTTCAGCAGCATATAAAGCAAAAGATTTAGCAGCAATACCATTCAAAATTAGAGTGATGTTATTTGAATCATTTTCATCACAACTATCTGTTTCGAAACATTTAATGACAGTACCACCAACTATAAGTAATTCAAAAATTACTACAGCGAATACTAATCTAAGTGCTAAAGTTACTGATTTCATTTTTCTAGTATAAGAGATATAATTAAACCAAATACTTTTTTAAAATGCGTAAAGTACTTGATGCGATAGCAATCATCTCCTTTCTATTATCTGGAACAGTTGTTGGACTAATTGGATATACTTATCTAACTCTAACTAATGAGAAAAAACAGGAAGAAATAAAAGAATATATTATGGATCAAGCCAAAGATCTGATTCAAGATCAGATTGGTGGATTTATGCCTGATGTTCCTAGCGTAACAGGTGATGTAGTTCCTACTGCTCCTATGCCTTCTTCACCTAAATTCTAACCAGCTGCTGGGTCCATCATAGGATTCCAGTTAGCAGCGAGTTTAGATTTACCTGAAATACCTGGATACATGTTACCTGGATTAAATACATTAGAACCTATTACAGGTCCTTCTGGCTTAGGATTAGGGTTAATTCCTGGCTGCATATCAATGTTTTCTGCAGTTACTTCTGGAACTGTAGGTTGAAGCTGCTTCATCATCTCTGCTTCTACAGCCATCTGTTGTTTTGCTTTAACTGCTTTGTTTAAAGCTTCTTTACGATTGTCTTCCATAATTAAGCGATTGCTCCAAAGGGAATTCTGGACATACCCATTGGATTACGATTACCAATGATTGCTTTATGATATGCCATAAAGTTTTGATCCTGCATCATGTTTGCAATACCTGTTCTACCTGGTGTACCTAAACCATGTATAGGTAAGGGTGAACCAAATCTGTTCATGTGCATATAACCAGATTGTAAGTCCTGTGGCATCTTCACACTATCAGCAGCCATAGGATGTGCCATTGGATTACCTATCATCACATCTTCTGTTGGTGCTCTACGACCTGCACTCTCTCCTGTTATTGCTCCTCCACCGAATGCTGTACGTAATGCTTCACCAGCCATCCTTATTCCTTTACCTATCATCTGTCCTTGTTCTCTAGCCTGATCCAAAGTATCTCTTGGTGGTATCAATACGTTAGGATTTGTTGGTCCTGACGTACCAAATGGTGGAAAAGGCTTTTTATCTGGTGCAAACATTCCTGGCATCATATTATCTAATAAAAAGTATTTACTTCTCCATTCATTTTAAACTGACTTAGCTTTAGTAAGAATGAGTTTGTTGCATACCACCCATGAATGCATCCATTCCTTGCATTCCTCCTAGATTAGGCATCATCCTTTGATTGACATCTGCAGCGAGAGGATTATATGCACCACCATATTGATTTACAAATTCTGGTTGTGCTCCCATCTGTGTATTTGGATTTAGTGCACCCATGCCAAAAGATACTGGTGCTCCTCCTGTTAATTGTTGTAATTCTATCGATTTTATTAATGCTTGACCTTGAGGAGTTGATTCAACAACACTTCTGGGTATTTTCTTCCCACCATCAATTTGAATATAATCACCAGCCATACGTTTCTTACCAACTACTTCTTTACCTACATCTCCTCCTATTACACCTCCTGTAAAACCTCCGACAGCTCCTCCTATCGGACCACCAATCATCGCTCCTACTGGTCCACCAGCTGCAGCTCCTATTGTGGCTCCTAAAGCTGTTCCTGCCTTAGTTCCTAAAGCACCTCCAGCTGCTGTTCCTGCTAAGTTTCCGGCTAATCTTCCAAGCATCTTGTTATATATCTAATAAAAAAGGGAGTAAATAATTACTCCCTCAATTTTAAGTTGTCTAAATCTAAGGAATTATTCCATTACTAACATCTTGTTTCTGAAGATGTCAGGTGACTGCTGTGCCTGATTTAAATATCTCCATGCTTGAGCTGGATCTTTATCAGTTACTGCTCCAAAGTTATTCCAGAAATCACCATTGTTCTCTGGTGCTTGTGGCTGTGGAGGAACTGGCATTTGTGGACGTGCAAACTGATTGTTTGGAGCTTGTCCTGCCTGTGCTGCTGCAGCTTGCTGCTGTTGTAATGCAGCTGCTTGTTGTTCTTGTGTTATACCTGGATTTCCTACTACTTGTCCTGCTGGCTCTTCACCCACTGGATAAGGACCATTCTTACCAAAGAACTCACAAGTGTAATCTGCTAATACATCTGGATCAGTCAAGATTGTCTCATAAGCTCTATGCTCTTCATTTAACTCTTTCAATAATCCTACAGCTTCCTGTAACTGATTATTTGTTGTAATTAAAGCATCTTCGACATTTACCGCATAGTTATTTAAAACTGCTGGAGCATCTGCACCGAAGTAATTAATTACTTCAAGACTTTCTGGACTTACTCCGTTTTCTAGGAGTTGCTGGTCGCTGATCGCCTGCGAAGTTTGGGAAGAGTTGCTGGAGTATGCCTGGTTGCTCCCGTTCAAAGGCTGCGATGTCTGCGGAGCCTGATTGTTGTATGAAGGAGCTTGTGGGGAACTGTAGTTCGCCTGGCCGTACTCTTGTGTCGCTGGAGACTGTTGACCCAGGAAGGGGATTTGCACTGGTGAACTCAGGAGCCCTACCACCCGGTTGAATGCGTCCTTGTATGGATTCTCCGCTTGAGGAGCCGATGGGCTGCTCTGGGGGCTTGATGGTGTAGGGGCGTATGGGACTTGTGTTGTACCCATCTGGGCTTGCACTTGTGGTGCTGGTGCCACCGCTGCCTGCTGAGGAGCCACCCACTGAGGAGTTGTCGCCACTGCTGGAGCTTGAGCTGCTGTTTGTGAAACTGGAGCCCCGTAATTGCTCTGTGGGGTCACTGATGGTTGGGGTGCCGATTGGGTCGGCATTGCGGTATCTGCCTGCATAAGTTACTTCCTTCTGGAGTGATTCGAGTGTTCGATATAAGAAAGGGGTGAGATCTAATCTCGGATCTGCAGCCATCGGAATATCCGGTTGCTGCGGATGTGGTGTTCTCATTTCTTGATTGATTAAATCGAGGAATTGAGAATAAGCCCTTTGTACTTGTCCTACCATTCTGAATGGAAATCCCGATAACATACCGGCAACTTCATCATCAGTTTTTGATGGGAATAAGTACTTCAGTGCTTCTATGCTATCAACACCTAATTCTTGTAAATTTCTACAGAATATAGATTGCTGTACTTTATCCTGTGCTGTATCTTCATAAACAGGTCCCATCCATCTCCAAGCTACAGTTCTATCTCCATCAGGAGCAAGTCCTAAAACACCGTCAGGTATCTCTTTTGTTTCTCTAGCAAGATCAATTGCTTTCTGTAATTTTTTTTCATATGTAGCTTTCTGCTTATTATATTTCTCCATTGCTTCAGGAGTTTCCTCTACAGGTAACTCAGGATATTTAATACCAGAAGCCTGTGCTAATGTCTTACGGAATATCTGTTCTTCCTGGAAGATCATTAACTCAAAACATTTACAAATACCATATTCATAGATCTGTAAACATTTCTTTTTAGCTGTGGCACTTACTCTTCCATACTGAGATTTAATTTCAGTTGCAGTTACATTGCTGATTGATATATCATCAATACCACCTAAAGCTAATCGTATTTCATTTCTTAACTGTGAAACATATCTAGATTGATCTGTACTTACTGCATTAGGAGTAATGAAGCCAACACGATCTGAAGGTTCCAGGTTAGCAATAACTCTAGGAACTCTCATACCTGAACCTGGACTACCTATATATCCAGCTGGATTTCTACTTGTAGGATCTTGTTTATATGTAGATTGAAGTGTACTTAAATCAGAAGTGAATCCAGATTGACTTGAAATACTTGGTCTTTGTGGTGGAGCATCCTTACTACTTTCAACGATGTCCTGTTTAGGACGTGAAGATAATAAAGTCGGATTACCAAAGAATGAAAGGTTAGCTCTGATGTTTTTAACCATTTCATCATGAGCAACAATCTGATTAGATATCCAGTCAAATTCACCACTACCATCAGTACCGAAAGCATCAGGATTATTGAATACTTCTACACAAGGAATGAATTGGAGTGTATTTGTAAGTTCTTTTTTATTTATTGTTGTGAAATCCTGTGGACCATCAAAACTCAATTCCTGTTCACTATGTGTTTCTTCAATAGTCTCTGCTGTAATACGAAGACGCATATATCTTTTATCTGTGCTTAATCCGATCTGTGATCCACCAAAACCTTTATTAGATTTAACTTTGTAAGGATAGATAACTACTACTTCTTCAAGTTCTCCCTCTGGAGAATAGAAAGTTCTATATGAATCTTTATCAAACCAATAAAGTCTATATGTTTTTTCTGTAGGACGAATATAAAATAAACCTTTTCCTAAAGCTAGAAAATGATCCCATATAGAATCTAATCTTGCATCAAGCTGATTGAACTTAATTACCTGTTTTATAAAGTCATATCTTTGTGATCCGAAGTTATCTTGTTCAGGATAGAATTCAACACCCTGTCTAATACCAAACATCTTCATCTGTGATAGATGAGCGTTGATAAGCATCGTGTCAGCAGTACCCGTTGATTCACGGCTTATTGCTGCTTTCAGCATTGCTTCAAAAGTAGAATTAGTTTGATTCATCTTCTATTATTTTATTAGGCATCAATCTCATAGCCGGATGCTATGCGTTTAAAAATCAAGTTTTCATCATCAGCTTCAATGTCGAAGCGTTCTCCAGGTTGAAGACCTAGATCATGACATACTTCATCAGGAAGGTTGAATACAGCAGAACCATAAGCATCCTGCTCAAGTTCAATACCTTTATAAAAAAAATTGGCTACCATGTTAATACTTTTAATAGTCTAATTCGTCAATACTCTAACTCTAGTTTTCCTCTGGACATTAATCCATTACATAACCAGACCAGTGCATCGACACAATCATCATGAGAACTGACTCCGAAATTTACAATTTCATCTGTCAGTGCTTGGAATTTACGATATTTATTAAATAATATCTTATGTTGCTCAAATAAGCCCATGATTCCTCTGAATCTGGCAACTTTATCTCCTCTGAATCCTTTTACCGGATGCCAGAGAAGATTATAAAGTCCCTGTTCTTCTAAACATATACGTTTAAAGTCTGCTTCCAATGATGCCTGATAAGCTACTGCTTCAGACCAGACATCCACAGTACTTCCAGTAGGAAAGTATTTTTCTTTATCTTTGTGAACTATTCCCCATTCATACATCATTTCCATTATCGCTTCTAACTTCTCTACATTACCCATTATTCTTAACCTTTTACAGTCAATAATATAAATTTTATCTCCCACTCTTCCTCCCATAACAAAAACTGTATAATCATTTCTTTCTCTGATACCTGCAGATAAATCAACTCCAACACCTATACAATCAAATTCAGTTGGTATCTGTCCTTTAATAATCAGATCAGGTGAGACAGACATATCAGTTGTTCTTACTACCTGATTCTGATATTGAAAACTAAAACTTATTGGTGATTGTCTTTTACGATCTTTTAAATATTCAAGTGACCACATATCCGGCCAATAAGACTTTTCATCACCTTCTTCATTAACAGTCACTGCCGATTGTATTATCTGTACCCAATCATTATCAGGAGTAAATGTAGTCTGATGTATATCATCGTGTCTGAATCTCGTACCAAGACATATAGCTCTACCACCTTCAAACATGGTCGGAACAATAACGGAGTTCCAGTTATCTTCCATAGCTACACGAATATCTCTATTCTTAATATCATCAGCTGATTTTATAGCATCATCAATAATACATAAATGAGAACGCTTTGATGTAACAGCACCTTTTAATCCTGCACAACATAAACTAAATTCTTCTTCACCAGTTGATCTTATTCCTGCAAATTTCCAATCAATACTCCAATACTCATTAGAGTTTATACCTTTGGCAATTTTTACCATAGGAAATATTTCTCTATAAAGTTTACTATCTTCAATAATTCTTTTTATTGCAGCACTCTTAGGTCTGGCAACATCAACAGTATATGAAATATATAAAATCTTTAATGGTTTTTTATTAAGAGCATGAATACCAATAGCCCATGCTGTAAATAAACCTAATACTGTAGACTTTGCTGATCCTCTTGGTGCAAGTATATCTACATTTGGTCCGGCAATATTAATTAGGCATTCACTATCTTGATGTGTATATAGATGTTCATGCCATAACTGCATATGTTCTGCAGGAGGTTTGTCCCCTACAACATCACAGAAGTATGCAAAATCTGTTCTAGCTTTATCAACATCAATAGAAGATGTTTTCTTTACAACTTGTTGTTTAGCAGCAGCACGAGCAGTTCTGCGATAAACCGAATAGATACTGGTTCCAGCCATGTCTTAAGACTAACTCATTAAGGCTTATGATTCTTCCTGCAAAATTTTAGTCCAGACTCCCATTGATGCTTCCTGTAATGGTCCTTCTATAGGATCATCTCTGAAGATTAAAAGTATTTCTCTTAATGCTCTATCA